AACATTAACTTTGTAAAACAAAAAATAAACTAAATAATTATGGCACTCAAAATTAACGCTGACGTTGTAACTAGTGATGGGTTCACAGTTCAACCCTTTGCTTTCTTGGACATTCAGTTGTACAAGCCTTTCTCTCGTGCACTCATCACTTACTACAAAGACCAAGCTTCTTACGAAGCAGGAAACTCTCCTGTAAACGTAACTCTTCCTACCTTGGCTGAAGTAGAACTGACCGCAGAAGATTTCTTTGGAACTGAACTAGCAATGTTGTTCCACAACAAAGCTATCGAGATGATTGAAGAAGTAACTGGTAAAGATACTGTTGAAGTAGTTCAATAAGTAAGCAAAGTCAAAACTAAAAAAGTAGAGTCTTATGGCTCTACTTTTTTATTTTAAGGACTCTTGGGTAATCTATGTAGTCGGTAATCATTACGTTTAGTCCTAGTATGCTTGAGATTTTTACCTCCATGATAACATCCGGCTCTACGTAGTCTGCAATCTTTAATAACTCTTTTACTAGTTTAATGTATTGCTCTTGAGTCAAGAGTATTGTGTTGGGGTACTCTCCTGCTCTTCTTACTTGTGCTTCGTCTAGGGGTTTTTCTGACTCCAGGAAATACTCATTGATTAATCTTTCAATGTCATGGAGAGTTAATTTTTCAGGTGACATAGCTAAATCTTATACAAGATTAAGTAATTTATAGTAATAAACCTAATACAAGACAAAGCAAACCTATCGAGGTATATCGGTATCCCTTGATTACTTTCTCTCTTGATTCTAGTTTAGAGTAGAGTTTTACTAACTCTTTTCTACTTGTGTCTATGGACTTTTGCATACCTGGAACTATACTGTCTTTATAAATAGACAGTTGTATACTATCATTGTGGATAACCTTCTTTAGGAGTACTACTCTTTCACGAGCTTTTATTCCTTTGAGGAACTCGTTATTCAATTCCTTTAGCGGTAAGCTGTCTACTGATTGACAGTAGGAGCTTTGTGCCTTCAATATTAGGCATAGTATCAATGGCAATCTGAACTGTGTCATACTTTAGGTTTACTTTTGTGTATTCTTTGTAAATGTTTAGGTTGACTTTTTGTAGTGAGTCGACCTTGTTGAACAACTGTTTATTTCTTTTGTTCATGGAGTCTAAATACTTAAACATCTTATCTTGCTGTGTGTCGGGTTTGTGTTTACTATCGTAGTAAAACCAAGCAACAATAGCAATGACGATTAAGTACAGAAAGAAATCCGTTAGTTTCATACTACAAAGTTAAGCATTAAAGTGCTTTGTGTGTCTTAGCTAAGATATAAGCTGTATCCGTATCTTTCCTATCTCTAGTAGGAAACAACTCTAACCATCTTCCTCCGAGTGGTTTAGGTGGTGCACCTCTCTCTACGTGCCATCCTCCTTTACCTCCATCGTATTCTTCTTTGTAGGTAGGGGTTCTAACCATTAATACATTACGGAGTTGCACTATATGCTTTGGAGTTATTCTTTCTACTGTATAAGTAAGTTCCTGGTCTTCATGTACGTGTCCCATCCATATTAAGTCTGCGTTTTCAATGAACGTAGACATACGATTAAACTGTATAGAACCTTTAGTTACGGGACCTCCTCCACCGAATCCATGATGATATTTGATTCGGTAAGCGTGGTTTCCTCCTACTTCATTTCTGCAGAAACGATAAACAATCCATCCTCCATATCCTCCTAGTTTAACATCACTACCGGCTGCACTATTTAGTCCGTCTACAAAACGTGCAACTACATCTGTTTCTTGTCTCTTAAGTATTGAGGTTTCATGGTTTCCGTATCCTACTACCTTTATGATATTAGCATAAGGTTTAAACCATTCTATTGCAGTTTCAATAACTGCATCTAAGTAGTTGTTTACATTATGTTCAGGCCGGATGTCAGATTTTGCTTTACGAGGGTCATAAGCTCCTTGCATTAAACAGAATGTATCTCCATTAAGTAATACATCACAGTTACCTTCAAGTGCTTCGTCTAGATGTTTCTTAAGTAATTCACGATTGCAGTGCGGATTATCCCAATGCAAATCAGAAACCAAGAGTATCTTCTTGGGTTTCCAGTCTTCACGGAAGACATGTACGTTTGTTTTCATAAATATGGTTGGGGTATATAAAGCAAAAAACTAGGTTTCCCTAGTTTATGCATCTTTTGTTTTGATTACTTTGTGTTTATCTATCTTATCCAGCATAGCTGTGAGAAGTTCGTTTTTGATTAATCCTGCCCTTTCTGCATTCTTAAGAGCTGAAGCTAGCTGAAAAAGAATGAATGGTGCACATATAGTTTCACTCAACCAAAATGTACCTTCAAATCCTTTTTCAATAAGAAGGACAGCAGTGAGTAGAAGCACCCAGGTAATAAGAGTGTAAAGTACTTTAATTGCTTTGTAAGTTTTAAATCCTTCTGTTTTAATACCAGCCCAAAGTCCAAAGAAGCCATCCAATAAAACTACTGATACAACTGCAAAGTATTGGTCAAAATTATCCTGTCCTAGCTTATAGAAATAAGTTCCGAGAAACGCAAATGCTGTAGTGCTCAAGTATAGAATTATTGAAGTGGTTTTCATTTTGACTTTATGTATTGGAAATATAACCTTCATTTCCTAAGTTAAAGTTTACATCTTACTGTAGTTACAAAGATATTCATCTAGCGTTTTTTGTCAAGAGTTTTTTAACATCATTATCTAAAGGGTTCAAACTGACCTTCCATCTCAAACTCATACTCACCGCTTTCATTTACCTTCAAACTTTTAGCTGACTTTATTATTTTATCTGCGTTCTTTCTTGCCTCTGCTTGAATTCTTTCTGCAGAGATTTGTTGGTAAAGATTTTCTCTAGCTTTTATCACTTCATACTCTTTAGTTTTTCCTACTTTAGGTGTTCCTCCTGCAACCATTTCCATAAACTTTTCTACTGTTTCACTGTCTTTTCTTCCAAGTAATTGTGAAATATATTTTTCGTTTTCTTTCTTCTTAAGTATAGGATTATTCTCGGTGATTTGTGTTCTGGCTTCTTTAAGAACATAAACTTCAGTCAAGTCATCTACTATTACTTTACCTTGTTCTGTTTTCAAAAACTCATCTACAAACTTTCTTGCTGCATCTTCATTAACTTGAAGTCCTTTTTTAGTTAATACCATTTGTGACTCTTCGATAGCTGCAAGTTCTTTCATTAAATCTATATCTCTTTTCTGTACTCTTTTAAGGATTTCATCTATTTCATTGTTAATAACAACTAGCTGACCTTCAACATCGGGTACTCCTAATAGTGGGGTATACCTCATCTGAGTAATATACCTCTTAGCTAACATCTCAGTACTAGATAAAGGCTTAGCTCCTATCTCAAATCCTATAGCTTTGAGTGCTGCAGCTTTCCAAATAGGCATACCTTGGAATGGACTTCTGTGTTGAATCTGTCTCATGTCGCTATATTGCTCTTCGTATGTTTTAAATATATTTCCGTCTTTACCGGCTAACATACCTATAGCATCTGCTAAGTCTTCAATACTTCTCCACTGCTGTCCAAAAATAGATACAAATACATGTTTAACTGCACTCACTGCCATACTCTCGTCTGCTCCGTATTTTTCTAATGGCTTTTTATTGAATGTTTTTTCAACAAAGTTGTACAAAGCTATTGGATGTGTTGAAGTGTATTCGTCATAAGTACCGGCTGCAACAAGTGCCGTAAAAAATAACCAATAAATATCACTGTCTTCATCATCACCCATCCCAAGACCCTTTAAAGCACTTAAAGCTAAAGTACCAAAAATACTACTTATACCCATTAGAGAAAAAGTAACAACATTATCAAGCATTGTTCTTTGTAGTCTTTCTCTTTGGTGTGTAGTAGAGCCTACTGACATTCTTTGCCCGTGAGTTAGATATTTAATCTTTCTCCATAAAAACTCTGAGAAAGTGTAGTTCATATAACCCTGGTCAATGTTACCAGTACTTACATTAAATCTTCTAGAACCATAAGCATTTTGGAAAGAAGGAACTAACCACCGTTTCATAGACAACATAATACTAAGAAACAGATTAGTTTCATACTGAGAACGACTTCTTTTAAAGTAGTTACCCTGAGTGCTGGTATACATTTGGTGTATATTATCTCGGATACTTTGTTCAAAGTTTTTAAGTTGCTGTATCTTTGGTTTATTCTTTTGTTCTAACGCTGCTATCTTTTGGTCTTCTGCTTTTAACAAGTTATCATACTGTATACGAAGTTTACCAGATAATTGTTCTCTTGTTCTTACTCCATTGTTAGCTAAAAACTCTTCGAGGTTTGCTTTTCTTTGAATAATCAACTGACGCATAGCATCCATCTCAATACCAAAGACACCATCTTTAGGAACAAGTACATTGTCTATTAACTCATAAGCATCTCTTACTTTAACATACTGAGTTACTCCGTCTTTTATAATAGGAATAGGAGACTTGTTCATCATAGCTTCGTAGATACCACGAGTACTTGCTCCTTCTAAGTATCCACTCGTTGCGTCAGTTAAAAACTCTGCATTAAGATACTTAAAGATTCCATGTTGATGTATTTTTCCTGCTTGTTTAGTAGGGTCAGCTGAAGGTATGGCTCTAAAGTGAGTCATTAACATAGCTTCTTTGTTCATCTTTCTATTACCAGCATGTAATGAAAGTAGTGTCGAGAAGTTCCAATATCCTTTAAAGAACCCTTTTAATACATCTCTTCTTCGTACTCCATACTTTTTAGCATTGACCATACCTCTAAGTACGTTTGTAATAATGTTCTTTGGCCACCTTAATAAGTTAAATATAAGAACCCTTGCTTGTGTAAATCTAAAAGTCTTACTTAAGAATCTTATTAAGTTTCTGTACATAGGTCTAGCTATCTCAGGAACTATACTACTTACACCTCCCCTAAAACCTAGTTCTTCACCGTAAAAGAATCTTTGGATAGTGTCGTCAAGCATTTGTACTTCCATTTCTCTACCAGTAGCATTTTCTGCTGCTACATCCCTAAGACCAAAAACAACCGGCATAGCTTTCTGTAGTCCTTTAAACTCAGAGGTGTACAAAGAAAAACTACTTAATGCTCCAAGTAAATCTCCTGACACCTCACTTGTAGACAATGGGGTTTTGTATCTTGTTTTAACTAAACGTACAAGTCTTCCTTTTAGTTGCTTGTTTGCTGTTTCAATGTCCTCTTCTACTTCTTGGGATTCGCCTGATGTTCCAGGTATGTTTCTTTTGAATACAACTTTAAAACTATCCCACCCTGTTTTGAAGCTAAAAAGTGGTCTAGTTATAAGGTTATACTTTCTCTCTGCTCCTGACTTTCCCTGGTTGATTACTGTGTATCCTTCGTTTCTTTGTGATACAGGAAGGAGTTTTTGTTGACTTTCGTAAATGCTTACCATCTCGTCAATCAACTCTTTTAACTCAGGTTGTTCTCTTTCTATCTTTTCGTATTCCTCGTTTACGTACTTTTTGTCTGCAGTCATTCTAGGTCTAAACTCACCCATAAACTTTGCGTCTTTTACTTTGTACGCATCTCTGATTCTGCTTTTATACCAAGTGAAGCTAGGACTCTGTTGTTTTATGTATCTAGAATCTTTTGGAATAGTCTTTACCCAAATGTATATAGGTCTACTCTCTACGGTAGTTATAGACTCACCTGTTGATTTATCAACAATGGTCTTCTCTACTACAACGTGATTGTTATTATACCAGTCAGAATTAAAGAAGTCTTTATTAAGTTCGCTTTCAATTAGTTTATCAGTTATCTCTGCAACTAAAGCATTTCTATGCATACGGTCTACAGGAGTAGTTAGAGTACGGTCAACAAACTCATCTGTATCAATATCAATGTCATCGAACTGCTGTGTGTTACCTGTATTGAAATACTCATCTACTCTTCTTTTTGCTTCTTCTTCAATGCTTCTAGTACGTTCTCTATCTGCAAGTAGATTAGTGCGAAGTTGGTCTTTAATAGTTGCTACTGTATCGTAGTAGTAATCAGTGTTTTCTTTAGTTTGAATCTCATTAAGCTTCCTGAATAGAGTCTTTAACGCTTCTTTGTCCTCTGCACTTATCTGACGACTGTCTTTTGCTTTCTTTTTCAGTGCTTCAAGTTCTGTTTCAAGCTGGTTAATTTTTTTAACTAAACCTTCTGACATCTCAGAACCTACTACTATACCGTCTCTGTCCCTAAATCCTCTTGCAGTACTAAATATCTCTTCATAGAGTTCCGGGATACGAGCTTCTTGTCCATACTTAGCTAAAATTTCTTTAATCTGCTCTGCAATCATTCTTTGTTTCTCGAAGAACTTAGGGTCAATCTCAGTGCGAGTATTATTATCTAACCACTTTTTTTGTTCTTCAGTAACAGTTTTTAAGTTTTGTTCTGCTTTGATTACGGCTTTTCTTCTCTCAACTACATTACCTACTTGGTTAAGTTCAGCTTCATTAAGTTGTTGCTTTGCTAGATTCAAGGCTGCATTAGCTTCGTTTACTTTTCTCTCTAGTTCACTTTTTTTACTTTTGAACTTCTTAAGTACATTATCTGGAATTACATACTCGTTAATCTCCAACTCTTTTCTTGCCTTCTTATACTGAATAATAGATACTGCAATTTCTCTCTCTTTGCTTCCAATGGGCTTTTCACTTCCATCTAGATTATAAATAGAACCTAAAGATTCTAACTCACGTAATAACTGTTTACGTCTAGCTTGTGTAGTTATATTACCATCATCAAAGAAATCTTCGTCTCCTAATACATCTTCCAGGGCTTCTATCTCATCATAGATTTCTTGACGTGCATTACGAGCATCTTCAGTTAACAAAGCTTCCGCTTCATAGTATTCATCTGTATATGGACGTACTGCGTAGTCCTCCACAAACTTATTAAATGCGTCTTCTGCTTCTTTAATTAAGATTTCATCTCCAGTCTTAAGAGCTTGTTTTAGTTTTGCTTGGTGTGCTTTAAGGTCATTTTGAAACTCTGCTTCTTTAAACCTTGTTTGAAAAGCAAGCTGCTCCATTACAGTTTTCTTACCGTCTTTGTCGTAGTAGTGCATTTCTACTTTACGAGTAAAGCCTTCATAGAAACTACCGAAGGAACCGTATCTGTTTAACAAGTTTCTTTTTTTGTTAAAGTTACTTATTCTTTCATGTAATGATTGTATCCTTGCACGGGTTTTAATACTTTCATTCTCAGCTTCAATGATGTGAACATCAATAAACTGCTTCATAATATCTAGAATAGGTCTACCTGTCATATTACCTACTGAAAGATATCTTGTAAGAAAGTTAGCGTCCTTCATCCCGGATGCAGTAGCATTTTCAAACAGTGTTTGTATGTTATCCGCAGTAGGTATAAAGCTCTTGAATTTTTCTAATTGTTCTTTCCTTGCTTCTAAATCTTGTAGTTTAGTGCTAATAAACTTTCCTGAAAGTATAGCTTCACCTTTCGGTTGTTTATAAGTCGGACTTGCTAGTTGTCTCCTAAGTATTTCAAGCTCATTGTTTATTGCTTCTAACTCTTTATTAAGTTGACTATCAGGACTATTTTGTTTTTCGATAAAATCTTTAAAGATAGGTACTATCTGTACCGCAGCTGCTTTTACAAGACTTTTCTTAGAAGTAGTGTTAAGTGTTTGTATCTTCTGATTAACATTAACTAATACTTGCTTTAATAGTCCCTTTAGGTTATTAACATCAGGTACTTGTGTATTTATTGCTTCTAGTCTTCTTGCAAACTCTTCTGCCTGTCCTGGTTGATTATATGTATCACTAGTCATGTATACATCTATTGCATCCATCAAGAAGTTAAACCCTTGTATTTGTTCTGCAAATAACTCAGATACAGACTTAGCATTATTAAAAATCCTAACAAGTTCTTCTCCAGTGTATTCTTTTGAGTCATTATCAAAAGAGTTTACATCTGATTGTAGACTGTCTAGTAATCTTACCATTGATTCTAGATAACCAATAGCATCATTTAGTGTACCTTTTGTTGACGGTATTGAAAGATTACCGAATCTCTGTTTAAGTTTCTCTATGTTGTTAAGTCTTGAGTCTAACTCATTCATTGATTGAGCTAACTGTTTCCAAGAAGAACTAGTTAAAGAGTTCTCAACAAATGTGTAAAAGTCATTAAATAAAGGAGAACGCTGCCCAATGTTTCTTGCCTGTCTTCCTTGATAAGTGCTATTAAATCTTATGTGGTGTTCAGCAAAGTGGTCAGGCATATCACCCAGAGTCTCAAGATAGTTTAAGTAATCATCAAGTGCTTTTTCTACCTGAGCAAACATAGTTGTATTTCTGTCCACTACTCCAGAGAAAATAGAACTAAAGAAGTTACGGATACTAGTTATTGCACGTAAGAAAAAGTTTTGATTACGTGTGGTTCCTTCTTCTGCATCTTTAAGGTTTTCTCTAAAGTATGGATTAGATACAAACTCAGCTACAAACTCTTCTACGTTCTGTAGTCCATACCAGTTTTGAACAATCTTAAATGTATTCTTATAACCCTCATAAAGCTTTACCATTTCATTCTTAAACTGTAACTCCTGGGTTGTTCTAGGATTATTTATTGCTGAAATAGTATATGCATGAACTGCTTCATGAATAAGGTCCCGCACTAGTTCTTTATCGCCAAACTTTGAACTTAATGTTTTACCTATGTAAACAGTATTAGTTGATGGGTCATAGAATGACCTTTGAAAGTTCTCATCAACTACTGTGTCATCAAATACGGTAAGTTTAAGTGTAGGATTAATCTTCATTAAGGTACGCAACTTCTTGAGCATTTCTCTTTGGAACTCTTCTATCTCAGTACTCTGAATCAAAGAATCCATTAACTCACTTAAGTTTGCATTGCTAAACTCTTTTACACTATTAATCAGTAAAGGACTAAATCCTACTCTCTTAAGAAACTGTTTGTTTACCGGCTTTTGTACTTTGTCACCTGTTGTTCTGGGTTTTACGTTTATATAGTACTTGCCATCACGAACTGTGATTTCAGACTCTACGTTTTCGTATTTAGGATTAAGGTTAACTTCTCCTTCAATTAACTCAAATGCTTGGGGATTGTCAAACCCTACATTCAAGTACCCTTGATTTGCAAACTCTTCAATCTCAGCAGCTGCATCAAGTTGTCGTTGAGTTAGTCTAAGATTAAGGATACTGTTCATCTCCTCCATGGTAGGTTCACCATCTTTATTTAACTTATGAGAGTATCCAGTTTGTAGCTTAGTCCAATCAAAACCCAAGTCTACTTTAAACGCAGTAGTAGTTGTGGCTTCATATATCTTCCTACCTACTTCAGGTGGAAAAAATGTAGTTGTTTGGTAGTATGCTACACTCGTAACATCGTTACCTGACAAAGGTGATTTTATTTTAGCAAAGCAAGACATCAGTACAAATTTAGTTTATTTTTTTAGTTACACAAGTTTTCTTAAACATCACAAGCAGTCTCTTCGAAACCTATTGAACCCAGGTCTCCTTTTTGTGGAGGTTGGTCTTTAGATAAACCTAAGTCTAGTTTAAGTTGAATAGGAGGTTCAGGAGCTACGTAATTGCTTTTTACATCTTCAGGTTTATCCATTCCAGGAAGTTCAGTTGATATAGAAAGTTGTTCCTCAAGGTCATTCAGGTCTTCTGATTGAGATACAAAATCTTTAAATCTTTTTATATCTTGTTGGTTTCCTAGTATATGAATTTGCTCTGGTTCAAATACAGCTAAGTATCCTTGGGCATCTATAGAATCAAAGTTTCCATATTTTTGTAATTCTTCTATTCTTTTTCTTTTTATGAATTGAGAGCTATCATTATTTGGGTCTTCTATCTCAATCAAACTTAGATATTCTCTTTTTGCTTCTTTGTTAGAAATATTATCAACGTAACCTCGTTCTTCTAATTCTAATCCCTTTCTTATGTTTTCTACAGTGTTTGCACCGTATTTACTATCCATAAAAGTGACGTATGAAAGATTATAATTAGCATAAGTGTTATTAATATCTAACAATACTTTTACATTATACTTTCCGCTGTATTCACTTGCTCCAAACTTATCAAAAAAGAAAGCGTCAGAAGTTTTACCGAATCCCTTTTCAAACCCTACTTTTTGTAAATCTATATTAGAACTATGTTGGTAAATATCTTTTTCTTTACTGTTTGGAAATATAGTATCAAGATAAGCAGAGTACTGAGCTGGAGTTCCTATCTTAGCTAATTCAGGATTAGACTCAAACAGTTCTGCTACTCCTAGTTTAACCTCTCCACTTATAGTAGGTTGAGTAGTAGTAATAGCTGCTGTCCAATCATACTTATTGATAAGATAGTCTAGTGCCGTAGCATGGGATGGTTCTCCAAGTTCTGTATAATAAAGAATAGGTTTTCCTTTTAGTTCTCCTGACTTTAATCTTTCTCTTATCCATGCTGCTCTTGGTTCGGGAGAATTAAGCACCCAATCAATATACCTCTGTACACTTTCTTTGGTAGAATTAGTCTTTATAAGACTAGGGTTTTTAGCTAATACTTTTTTCTCACTACTATAAGGATTACCAAAGTGCTCATTAGAGCCTACTATCCTAGTTGATATTACTTGGTTATTAAAATTAGAGATAGCTTTAGTTGCATCCTTTAGCTCATTCCAGGGTTTAATAACTATATTCTCAGATTGTGTTTTGTCTCCCAACTCAGAATATATATCTTCTGCAGTTTTTGTAACTCCTGCAACTTCTGCAACTTCTGTAGTTACTGCACTAGTTCTTGGTTTTGCAACAAGAACTTTGTTTTCGAGAGTTACTGCTGCATTTATTGTGTCTTTTACCCAAGGGTTAAGCCGAGTTAGTTCAGGGTAATTTGCTTTTACAAAAGATGGAGACAACGAAAATACACTATTAAAGATTCTTGTAAACTCAGTATTGAATCTAGTCAAAGATAAGTAGTTATCAAAAACCATCTCATCTTTGCTCATCTCCTCTAACTTATTGTAAGCTTCAGTGGTGTATTGGATATAAACTGAAGGAGGAACAATAGTAGCAAGTGAACCTGACTCGAAGTGTGGACCAAACTGCATAAATGAACCAAGTGCAAGGTCTCTAAAGAATTCCCTTATTACCGGATTCTCATGGTTTAATCCCTCTTCAAAAGCATTATTGTATTCAATATCACTTTCATCAGTGTCTATGTTCTTTATCTTAAAGGTTATTTCTCTGCTTGAATCTGCTGCTGCATTTCCGTAGTTAGAAGTATTGGGGTCTGCAACATAAAGATTCCTGAACAGATAGTTGTTTCTTAAGTGAGGAAAATCTTTTATTAGTTGCTCAAACCTAACTTTCATGTTATTAGGATTGCTGCGTACAAATAATCCATTCTGTCCTCTATAATAATCTAACAACTTACCATTCTCATTACTAGCAGTTAACTGTGCAAGACCAAAGATTAAGTTATTCTTAAATCTAGTTACTGCTTTGAATACGTCATCGTCTTTGAATATCTCGTACTTCTTTAAGTATACACCTATAGCATTGTTGACTGTATCTGAGTCTGTAATAGGAAACACTGTCTGCATTATTTCCTGGGTAAATCCGTTAGAGTTAAACCCAGAAAGTGCAGAGTATTTAAACATAAAGTTAATTGCATCTTCATTAAAGTCTTGTAAAAGTTCTGATTTCTTTTTCTCTCTAATAGAAGAAGTATAACTAGTCCTTATGTTATCAGTGTTAAAGTCGGCATTGGATGTTAGCTCACGTAGTCTTTCCTGCTGTCTTTGTATTACTCCAAACTGAAGCATATAAGCAATATCTCGTATTAACTTATCTTGTTCGTTAAGTTTTTGGTCAGGTTTAAAGTTCTCTATATACTTACTAAAATCATTACTCTTTAGTAATACATTAACGTAAGTAGAAAGTTTAAATGCATCTGACACTTTTCCTTTTTTCTTCAGTGACTCTTCGGCTATTATTTTTTCTACTGTCTCTTTTAAAGAAATAATACTTGGGTTCTTAGACTGTCTTAGTTTTGCATAGACTAACTTTAAGATAGCTCCTTTAGGTTTAAATACAAAACTTTTTCCAGCAGGATTGTTTAGATATTGGTCATTAAAAAGTTCACTCTTATTTGAAAGCTTACGGAGAGTTACTATAATATCTGACTTAATAAAGTCAAGTACATCTTTTACAGGTGTACCTGCAAGTATCATAGTGTGTGCAAGAGGGCTTGTTTCTTCATCAA